ATTTTGCGATTAGATTATATATTATAAAATTATAAAAATACAAAATTTACAAATCAATAACACTACATCCAGTCGCAATATCCAATTTATTATTTCTTTTAATCTTTGACTTCGCAATCTTCTCGATTTCCGACAAACTCTTATCAGCGGTCTTCATAGTTTCTTTCTCCACCTTTTTCGCCTCCTTCGCAGATTCCTTAACATTCCGAATCGCCTTCGCAACCTTGACGGAATCCATTTTGGTCATAATTGGGGCCGGTTCGACCTCCTTCTTTTGAATATTAGCCTTCATTGTCTCAATACTGATACTCACTTTCTCTTTCGGTTTCGGCGCGTATTCATCAATATACGTATTATCAACCCCACTTCGAATAGAAAAATAACTTGTAATATCTTTTCCATATCCGTTTTTGGTATTTGTATAAGTCCGGACAATCTCACCGAGCAACAAGCGCTCAGTTTCCAATTCACGCAATCCAGCAATCTTTTCCTGAATTTCCATCTCCGTCTTATTCTTTTCCCGCATCTTTCGGATAATAGACTCATCCATCCATCCGTCGCGGTATCCCGTCAGTTTTTCCAGTTCCAGTGCAAACAATTGAATACACGGGACCTTAATCTGATGGTTCAAATAATACATGAAATCCGGCTTACATGTCGATGGATTCGCCTTGATGTAATCAGGATGTTCCACTTTATCACCTTGGAGAATCTTCTCTCCCTTCTTCGGGGCGCGGGTCTGAATGAAAATATACGGAATCCTATCATTGGACTGTGGCTTATTTCCGGGGTCGCGCTCGGCCATTCGGTCCGCCAACATCTTATGAGCAATTGATTCCGGATTCTTATAATCCGCCCTCAACGCTTTCGTGATAATCAGCCGACTCAAATCGACTCGCCCCAGCAATAAATCACTAACGGATTTCTTAAAAAAGCGCTCCGCTTCGTGAATATCCATCTTATTCAATATAATATCCACTATTCCACCGTAGATATCTTTACAAATCATTGCGTTATCACGCCTTTTTAGAACGATTCCCATCGACTTTTGCTTGAAGTGATGCGGGTCATCCTCATAGAGGTTCCCCACATACCTCTTTTTCGCCAGTTGAATAAAAGGGAAGAATGTCTTCTCATATTCGAGGTCGTGTGGTTTTTTGAGGGAAGCCGTAACCATTTTACCGGCCTGCTTACACAGCTCAATTGACTTCTTCAACGCCTCGACGCCCTCCAATTTGAGACCCAGCACCTTCTCCCAATACTGGTCAAACGTAATAAACACAGAGTCCGTGTCTCCATAAACGCATCGCGCCCCCGGAAAGTTCGTCTCCGTTATATCACGCGCCATTTTCAGAAGTTTCCGGCCCGTCGCCGTTGTAGAGGACGCGAGTTCCTTAAAATAAATCGGGCTCGTCGGGGCCCCAACCTGCCCATACAGCGAGTTCGCCGTAATCTTGTAGGCCAATTGGAGACCGTCTAATATTGATTGTTGAAAAGAATTGTATTTCTCCTTGCGCTCGACAACATCAGCCTTTAATACTTTTCTGGGGGCCTTCTTGTATTCGGCCACGTAGTAGTATTCGGCGTCTTCTTTGGGCCCGCCCAAATTACCGTCGATGATGGTCCCATCTTTCATGTGGAATTCCTCATAGAAAGCACTCGCCCTAGTAACGCGCCTCTCCCATAATAGATTTTCCAAAATGCGAGGAATAACCGATTTTTCCTCTTTTCCTCCATCCATTATTTTTTCGACGTAGCAACAGATGGTTTTACCGATGACCTTCTTTCCGGCATCAGTCATATGATAATCATAGTCATCCTCAGATGCCTTTTTCGTCAAATCACCATAATAGCCATCATAATTATCACTCTCGATATAATTTGTTTTATATCCGAGTTTCTTCAATTCTGTATCTAAAATACATTTGCGGTCATACTCCCGAAATTCTGGTAAAGAATACCACCCACAATTACCAGAAACCATATTCACAATATTTCCTGAATTGTCCAGAATCTTGAAAAACACGATACTATCGTGGCTAATATTCTCACTAATCATACTGCTCGGATACAGCGACGCAAAATCATTCACTGATATGGGGACCATATATATTCCAGGAGTGGCCACCAATACGACAGCACCTTCATAGCCCTTGTCTTCATCTGCGCCCTTATTCTGGACGCGAATGACGAACTCTTCCAGACGACACTGTCGAGAAACCAGACTGTAAATTTTCACACCCTGACCCCTCAAAAATAGCCAGTCCAACGGAACATGACATACATTCCCCATACCGACATTATTCGTAATAACATCCAGCTTGTTCATCAAGCGATTACAAAGCTCACAATCTTGAACGCAGTATACTGCAATTTCACGAATGTTCTTTGAACCACCAGTCTTATATTTTGCGAAGAGCTCCTTCGGGCTCAAATCGACTTTGTTCATTTTGAGAAAATACTCGGCCACAGCATCCAATTTATACGTCTCCAACTTGTAGTCCTTCTGGACCACCTTCATCAAATCAATCTGGATGCGACCTTCCATCTCCAAGATGTAAAAGAAATTCTGGCCCAGAGCACTACTTTGTAGAGTTTTCTCAATCAGGCGACTCCGGTTCGATTTAACTCGACCCAGCTGACAGAACTCCTCTTTTATTCCTAAAAGATCGGCCCTGTCATACATGTATTTTAAGTCAAAACCCCAGATATTATAGCCTGTCATAATATCGGGGTCCAGCCTTTGGATAAGCTTCGTCCAAGCACACAGAACCTCTTGCTCCGTTTCATAACTCTCGACCACGACGCCGTCAATCAGGTCCGATTTTCCGAGCGTAATAATATGCTTGAAAAAACAGTCTTTCTGACCGTGATAGTGGACCGTAGTTCCAATTTGGATGACGGCGTCCTCCTTTCGATGTGCGGTCGGGAAACTTCCGTCCATACTGACGCACTCTATATCAAAAGAGGCGACCACCATCGGGCCAATATTGGGGTTTATAGCGGGTCCAATTTTGTCCCAATCAACGATAAACTCATACTGACAGCGACTTTCACGACTTATCTTTTTGACTATCCTGAAATTATCGGCCGGTAATTTAACCCATCCGACCGGCTTTATATCACGAATATGACAGAGCCTCAGAATGGGGTCAATATTGCTTTCATACAAAGAATAAAATAGCTCTTTTACGGAAACTCCGATGACTTTGAGTGGCTTCTTCAAAACATATGAATAAGCCCGCATTGATTCGACACTACGAAAACGGAGCCGGATAAATTTCATTTTACGTTCATTAGTGAAACCGTAGAACTCCTTCCGTAAAACAATCTCGCTATGGATAATGGATTCCCGAAACGTTTTGCGAACACGAGCAGTCAAATCACAGATGAACATCCGAAGATGACTTTTCATAAACTTTGTTTGGAGCTCGAATGGGATGCGCACATAAAAATAGGGCGTGAACCCGACAATTTTTACACTGACGCTCTCTGATTTTTCGGTTATTCCGAACATTCGAACTGTAAAATCGCGCTCTTCTGGGGAATCTCGTTTTTCTTCTTCATCGTCTTCGTCGGCGTCTTCTTCTTCTGGGTCGATAACAATATCTTGTTGTATCGAAACTAACTGGAAAATGAAATCGGACTTGGATGATTGAGCAGGTTTATTATCTCCTCTTAACATTGTATAGGTGTATTATACAGTAGAGAAAGCTTTAAATTTTCAATTTTTATAAAATCCGAGGATTTACATCGGTCCAATGGTTTAGGTTCCACCACCACCGTAAGTTACCTGACGCCACCGCGCATTTTCTTTACAATGCACACATTTATCAACACCACCACATGTTCGTGGGGATGAATCGTGTGCTTTTTTAAGCGCATCTTCGCGCTCTTGCTCTTGGATTATCAACCTTCTCTGTTCGGAAAGATCTTCTTCCGTCAAAAGATACCGATTCACAGCACTTGAAAATACATGTGGATGAAATGTATGAGTTACAAGATGAATTGTTTCGTCCAAGCAAAAATATTTAATTTCAATGGTGCAAGAATCACTTGTATTATACAAGGTAATTTTACAACCATTGTCATCAGACATCATATACCAAATAACAAGTTTTCCTGTTTCTGGGTTAAAATTTTTCCTATATTCCGGACTTTCACGCATACTAATTAATCCAGCCAACAGATTTTCTTTTGTATTATTTCCAGATTTCCAATTTTTTGGAATAACTGGTAGTCTTTCTGTTTTTTCTTGAAAATAGTGATTTGGCATTTTAGATAAATAACCATAAAATTGTACTCAATTTACCATCAGTTTTTATAAAATTGAATAATTTTTAACATTATCAAGTGGATAATAATCACAGGTTGGGATTACAATTTGAACTGAATCATCTGTAAATGTAATAATTTTTCATGATTTTCAATATTGTTTATGTGTATTATACAGTAGATAAAGTTTTAAATTTTTCAATTATTATAAAATCCGAGGATTTACATTAGCCAAACGATTTCAATCTCGTTTTCCATAAAATGCTATGCCTTGACGAATACAGGAGTTCCACTTATCGAGATATTCGTCTGGTTTGTTGTATTCTTCCAAACATTTCTGTCTAAGAGACTCCATATGTTGACTAAAAGCATCAATTTCAGTTTTGAATAATTGAAAATTTTCATCAATCGTCTGGAAATTACTGAGAAACGTCTTAAAATGATCGGAATCGAAATCGGATAAGAAAAAAGAAAGTTCCGGAAAATATTTTAACCCAAACGTTCTAATTGGTTTTGAAACTGACGCTAATAATTGACAATATATTTCCAAAAAATGTTTTTTCTGACGGATTATGTCTTGATGCTCATTTGATAAACATTCGATTTCCTCATTTTTTGCGTCTTCTCTTTCTTGAATTTCAATCCGTTCATTTGGAGTAATTGTCCGGCCCCTTGTTGTTGGAGAACCTGATGTTTTTGATTTACAAAAACCACACTTATCTACAACATGAACTACACGTTGCAAATAAGATGAATAAGTCATGAAGTTCACAAATGCATCAAATCTTTTAGAAATGCGATCTTTGATAAATTCTAATGCGTTCTTGTAATTTGAAAAATTTAAATCAGTTGACGTTTGAATTTTTTCAAGTTCCAAAGTCATTCCTAAAATTTGTGAAACCATATAAATGTAGTCCAAAAAAGTTTTCTCATTTGGATTGAGTGGTTCTTCAGTTGATTTCATCTTTCGTAAGATAGTTTCACAAAATTCAATCAAATTATTGACATTTGTCAATTTTGTAGAAATATCCATGATTTTCTGAAAATCGGATGAAGGACAAGGAGTTCCTAAATTCTTCAAATCATAAATAGCAGAAAAAAGAGAAGCAGGACTAAAAGATTGTCCTTGTCTCTCCAACTCGATTTTCTCAATTTTCCATTTCTCTAATAAAGAGAGTAATGTGTTGAGGCAGTGGTACATATTGTGTATAAGTGTTATAAAAATTCACTTATTTTACCATCAGTTTTTACATAAACATCAAAAATAAAATTAGTTCTTTTTTTTGTTATATTCAGCAATCCGACGAGTCAGATATTCATGCATGTTTTCATAAGAACGTTCCCCTTTTGGAGGAATTAGAATCAATTCATCACCTTCATCTTGTTTTCCAGGAAAAGGTAAAGGATCTGCCCGATTTTGACTCTTATGATTCTTGCAGAACATATACAAGAATAATATTTCGTCATTGTCAGTGTCAGATTTAATTTTCAAATCTATTTTTTGAATTTGAGCATTACACCTTTCTACAAAAGAATCATGCCTAGATTGAAGTTCTTTAAACTTCGGCATTATTTCATCAAAATGACGTGTAAGAACATTCTCTGAACAACATGTCAAAACATTAAGCTCCCGTAAAAAAATAGGCTCTATGTCCTTTAATAATAGCTGTTGTTGTTGAATCTCATTCTCCAAAGCAATCTGAATTGAACGCAGAGTTTTATATTCTGGAAAAATGATCATGTAAAAATCAGAAATCTCTTTATCTAATTTTTTTAGAATATCAGAAAACTCATCTATCTGAATAATTTCTCTTCTTTCCATTCGAAATGCCCTTATCTTCCCACTGGACATTCCCTCGAAATCAGTTGTCCATTTATGGTAATTCCAAGAAAAAAAAGATTCTCTTCTCGTTTTGAAGTGTTGACGTATATCCGAGTAAGATCTTTCATTCGATGTATGATGTGATTTTGATGCTTCCAACATATCATCCAATTTCTGAGACATCATCGAAAATTCAGAAATCATATGAAAGTATTTGACGAATAATTCTTCCTTCTCAGTTAGACATTCCGTGTTTTCTTGTTTTCGAGAGATTTCTTGAATAAATGACAACGTGTCCCTGATTTTTTTTAATTCATCAAAAATTTTGGTGATTTCTAGAACTTTGTCTTGAGATAATGATGTCGAAGATCCACGAGAAAGTAGCACCATCTCTGCAATATCACGTCCAGAAAATAATTCTATTTTACTCAATAAATCTTGTTCATTTTGTCTCAATGTTTCAGTAAATATTTCTATATTCATCTTGGGTTATACTATCATCATAAAAACAAATATAATTTACCATCAGTTTTTACAGCTTCGTAAAAAAACCATTTTTATTTTATTAGAATAAAATATGACATTCAACACACCTACGCTTTTATGGTCTCAAACTCCGGAATCAATTGATATAAGTATTCGATTATCAAATATTGAAAGTGAATCTGTATCATGCGAAAACAACCATTTCTATTTCAGTTGTTCATCACAATCCAAAGATTACTGGATTGAATTTGATTTAGACAAAGCAGTTGAAAAAGTATCCTACAATAAATACGATAACCGAATCGCAATTGTTCTTGAAAAAGCAGATTATGAAAAATGGGATTTTTTGACGAAAGTAAAAGGAATTTACAAAAATAATATTAAGATTGATTGGGATAAGTGGGCTGATTCAGATGCGGAAGAGGAGGGGGAGAACCAAGGTGGGGGGAACCTAGGTTCCCCCCTAGCCCCCTCCTCTGGATTCGGAGGTATGGATATGGATATGATGCGACAGATGATGGGAGGAGGAGGTATGGATATGAGTATGATGCAACAGATGATGGGAGGAATGAATATGGGTGGTCATGAAGAAGATGGAGACGAAGATGGAGACGAAGAAGAAGATGGTGAAGAAGGCGAAGGTGATGAAGAAGAAGGTGATGAAGGAGAAGGTGATGAAGGAGAAGGTGATGAAGGCGAAGGTCATGAAGGAGAAGGTCATGAAATGAATTAATTGGAGATCAATTCAAACTTTTTCCTTATCTACTAAAATTAAGTGGTGATGAAGATGATGAAGAATAACTCTCATGTCATGTTGGTCTTATTTTAGTCTGCTACTTAAAACCTTATAATAAATTACACAAATGATCTCTATTCCATAAAAATTGATGCTATTTATCTTTTTTTTATTTAAGTAATAAAAAATGCAATCATTACAACGAAATGATCATCAATCCATTCTAGGACCAATAAAAACGAATTATACAATTCCTATAAATGGGCCATTAATAATAATATTTAATGGAAACGATTATGAGGTTCTTTTTGAAACCGGATGTTTTTCATCTACATCTAAATTAACACCATTTTCAATTCATAAACTTTTTAATTGTGGAAAATTGTATAGTGTTCAATTTAATAAACAATGGAGAATCGGTATAAAATCATCCGAATTAAAACAATTTTCCGGTTTTATTTGTTTTGATAAAATACCAGAACTGAATCCATTAACCGCAAATTTTTTAAGTGATCAAGTTAAATTTTCAATTTTTCATTTTCCTCCTGAATTTTTTTGTATTCTTTCTGCAAGACAATATGATAGTAGCACACCCAATTTTGTGTTTGGATGCTTGAAAGTTGAAGCAGTCATTGATATGTTCAAAAAAATAATTCAATCAAAAGTTGAATCAAAAGTTAAAAAAATAATCATGACTTTTCGGCAATTGTGGCTTGAATTTGTCCATTTTCTGGTTAGGATTGGATATTTTAAAATATTCGACTATGATGATTTTCATTTATTTTCATTTATTTTCTTTTTGAAAATGTTTCCACTTGGACATCATATTCGAAAAGAAATCCGTTTGAATATGTTTTATTCATTTATTGAATATTTAATGATAGGGAATCGTTTCTTTATCATTCATGGACAAAATATTCGTCCAGTAAAAGGAAGACTTTCTTCTAATAATGTCAATGAAATTATTGAATTGTTTTTTGGAAAATTACCCCCAATTATTAATTTAATTGATGATAAAAGTGGATATGCGATTCTTACACAAGTCAACGATCCAATTCATATGTCTAAATGTTATATTATCGATTTTGAAACAATGAACGTCATCAGTGTATTGCCACTTTTTGATTTAGTTCCCAGTTTACAAGCTGTAAATACTATCATGAAGACCCTTCCTCCTTCTTCTTCAATGACAGATTCTGATGATGATGATGATTCATGTCTTCTTCAAAGAAGACCAGCGGGTGGAAGAATTGATTTAGATTTGATTCAAAATAAATGTGAAGAACACGACGAACGCAGATTCATTGTAGTAAAATCATATATTGGGAATCGTCCAATTATTCAATGTTTTTTACAAAAAAGAGATGGAACATTTGAAATATTTGATTCTGTTTTTTCTACAATTCTACATATTTTCAAACAAGGTAACATATTTTTTCAATTTCAGGACTACTTTGATGGAAGTATGGAAGCATTCATTAAAGCAATTGTTCAGTGTGGATTTGAGCCAATCTTTAATGGAACCGCGTCTTTTAAACAACTTTACGATTTTTTTATGGAAAGTCATTTCGGAGACCTTCTTAAAATATTGATGTGTGAATATGAGACATACAAAAGCGATCTTTGTGATGGAAGTCGCAAGTCAATTCGAGAAACAACTCATTTCAAAAGCTTCAAGCGAGTCTTAGAAATGATTCTTAAATTGGTACGAGAAATGAATATTTCAGAATTGAGTCCAGAAATACACAAGTTGCTTGAATTTCTGGATGTTTTGATTAAATTGTAAAAATTGATCCTAAAATCAATCTTGAATTTTATAATATAAAATCAGATGCCATCATTTGAAATAAGTTTCACTATCTTTCTATTTGTATTGACAACAATATTATATAACTTGTTATATAATATTTTATCAATAGAAAAAATATTATTTTTATCGATTACTTTATTTTTTGCGATTCCTTTTTGGATAGTTCATCGAATTGCGCAACCACAAGAGCCATAAAACGATAAAGCTCTATAAAGCAAGCAATAAAGCAATAAAGCGATAAATCGATAAAATTATAAAATTATAAAATTATAAAATTATAAAAAAAGCGGGAGGGGCTTCGGGGGAGCGAAGCGGCTCCGCATAAAAATTGAAGAAATATTTCTATTTATTTTTATAAGTTAAAATGGAATCTAAATTTAAAGACATGTTTTTATTACAAAAAGGTGAAAGTCCTTTATGTGCGGTTGAACGAATTCGCGCACATCCTCACTTTCCATATTTGAATGAATCCGACATTGTTAATCTTATCAAATATTTGAATAAAACATCATTCAAATATTCAAAAACTGACATCAAATATGAACTGTATTTACTATTCATTTCATACCATTTATTACCGTCGGGATATGCGACTTGTCGAATTGGAGAAATATATTTGTATGGTTTGAAAAAGAAAAAGTTGTCTCCTATAAGAAACATCAGACGAAATTACAATAAGGCACTCCAATATTTGACATTGGCATCTTCAATCAACTATCCAAAGGCGAATTATCTTCTTGGGATGTTGTATTATGACAAACGTAATTATGATGATATGCTTCATTTTCTTGAATTATCAGCATCAATGTGTTATCCAGATGCGCTCTTTCAACTTGGCATAATCTATTTTAATGGAAAGACCACAATCAAACAGAATTTTCAGAAGGCTTACAAGTATTTTGAGCATTGTGCACAGCATGGAAACAATCTTGGAATCTTTATGTTCAAGAATTTTGGCGATTCAATTAAATCGCAATATGTCGCTCAAAGAATAGATGAAATGAGAGCAAATGGAATGAGTCCCATTACGCAAGGAGAATGCCCAATTTGTTTGGACCAAAAGGATGGATATACATTATCTTGTAATGACAAACATTTTGTATGTTCTGAATGTTTGGTTCGGCTATTGAAAGATGAAATTCTTGCGAGTGGTAAGATAAAATGTCCAATGTGTCGAGCTCAATCATAGAATTTAAAAGTTTTTTATAAAAAGTGATAGTAAATATTATGAATATTTATCGATATAACTTTACAAATGTGTATTTTATTAAATATGTATTTATCACAACAAATCCGAAGAATTAAACATTCTATACAAAGCGCATCGTGTTGTTTTTGTGGAAATCCTGATAAAAAACATCTGAAAAATGTTTCTCATGATATTACAGAAGGATTATTTCCTTTTGAGATATATCAGTGTCAAGACTGTATGAGAAATGAAATGAATTTGCATCTTTTCAAAGGAATAATGTTATTACGTCATCTGCATAACTTATTTGTTTCAATTCATTTTGATGATAGCATTATTGCAAATCCATCAGAACTTTATATTCCATTCAATTCATTTGGAAAATTACATTTTCTTTGTATGAGCAAGAAATGTTCAATGCGTATCCGTTGTTCAGAACCAATCGAGTTTGATGGTGATTCATTGCGTCAGTCAAGTTTTGAGTGTTTGACGAATGAATCATCTATTCGTGGTTGTGTTATTGACCCAATCTTAGGAACAACTGAGACGAAATCAGTTTCAATTGCTCAAATTATTTATGGAGTTCGTATGTTGGACAATATGATTGAATTTGGAATTAAATATCCATTCATCCAATCGTTTATTGAATTTGATTCTCAGTATCCTGATTTAACAATCGCTGGTTCAATTTCAGAATCGCCTCAACAGGAAGGACCGAGAATCGCTGATTTTTCTTTTGGAAATCCCGATTCAATCATGAAATTATTTTCATTGCTTTCATCAGGAATATATTCGGATGACGCAATCGAATTGTTTTTAAGTGGAGAAATGAAAGAAGGATTTCTGAAATTTATTACAGACTCGATGATTTCAATGACTGCGTTTCTGCGAGAAAATGGATTCAATGACTGTTTGCCAGAATTGAAAATCAAACCAGAAATCTCAGAATTTCTTGTTAAAAATTCTGGTAGTGCAAGTAGTACAGACAATATCATTTGCCAAAATTTCCGCAATTTCTTGAAATTATTTCGGAAAATTTTGCGCAGATTTTATCAAATTGACGAATCTCAACAATCAATCGATTTATTTCAGTATTGTTGCTTTTTGTATTCGACGCTTCATGTTCGTAATCAACGTATACAACGTAGAATGACGAGTCAATCATCGAGTAGATACTTTGAATATTTGGAACGATATGTCATGTCTGGGAGTCCATTTTGCTTAGAAATCTTTTCAACAATTCCAGTTTCTGAAATAAAACTCAACAACTGTGGAATTTGTCTAACAGAAGATTCTGCTAGCGTCATCGGAAAATGTCCACAACATAACATTTGTTGTTTAGAATGTTTTCCGAGAGTTGTCAAACAATCGACAACTTGTCTATCTTGTCGAAACCCTGATTTTCTTCCATAAAAGAGTTTTATGGAAGAAATATTATAATATTATAATTGTTTATCAAATAGTATTTTTTGGATTAGTAATACGATTGAAACCGCAAGCCCAATTATGAAAACACCCACTAATTTATAAGAACCTTTTATATAACTATAAATCACATAGTGATTTATAGTTTTAGAGTTTGTATATGACAAAGTCATATACAAACTGTATAACTCGTAATACACATTGTAAGAAATGCGATTATAAATATAATTGGCGTTCCGATCGATATATCACGGGCGCTCTTATTTGCGGTTATTTGAATAATAATTGGGACTAGTCCCAAACTTATAAGAAGGAACGATAATATAATTAAATTGTCAATCATATATTATAAATAACAAATTATTTTCTCGCGAACTCGATAAACATTCCGTTAAACTCATACGCATTTACAAAAACGGGGGCGTTTCGCGAAATTGTAATAAGCTCATCTCTCGAATAACACCGCGAGAATATTTGCCCCGCCGGTATCTCTTCCCGCTCAATTATGATGATATTTCTTGGAATAGTGAACGTATAGCTATAATCGCGACCCTCTGCCCTGTATTGGTTCGCGAGGGCGATCGCCTGATAGAGAGACTCTATAACGGGGAGCATCAATATATTCGTATAGACCTCTTTATCTACATCGTCCCAGTTATCTTTTACTTCAAATGGGACACTTTCGAGCGTTTTATATTGTTGGGCGATAAGATAGATATTGAATAATTGTTGGTATGTATATGTTTTCAGAACAATCTGTGGGTCCAATATTGAATAATATTTGAATGTATAGATTGGAACTATGTATGAATATTTATTTTTTAGGTCAGGCGCCTGATTAACACCGGTCTGTAAATAGTTGTAATAATTCGAGCGAATAAGGAGTTGGCTCATAATGTAATTTATATAAATAGATGAAGGTTCGCATGTATATGTTATATAGGGGAACGGTTCTCCCACATATTTTGGACACTTACAATCAATATCTGACATAATTATAATAATAAAATATTTATACGAAAAGGACGGGAATATCATCATTTCGCCACACGTTTATTCTCGGAAAAATGCTCGGTGTTTCAGTGGATTCCAACGGTTTAACAGCGAACGGGAATGTCTTATCATAAACGCATTTCTCACTTAATCTTTCATCCGCTTGACTATAATAATATGACCTTTCTAAACAATCCGCAATATTCACATCTCGCTGAAAGTTATTTGTGCATTGAGTAAAGCTTCCATTATCTTTTGGACAAGGAAACGCCTTTGTTTGCCAACACTTCGCCTGTGTAAGTGGGTCATTCTGACAATTTCCTAGACATCCAGTATTATTGATTTGGAACTTCTCTCCAAATACCTTGTCAGAGCAAACAATAGCTAAAATCACAATTATAAAAATAATAAAAAGAATAATATTCATATATTATTTTATTAGAAAAAAATGATGGTTAATCAAGATATTTTATTTATGTTTAAAGTTGAAAAAATGAGTCGCAATCCACATTATTTAACACGCAAACAAATAAGGCAAGAATTATATGGAAACACCCAATCACAAGAAGAATCTTCCCAAAGAGATGCTTTCAAAAAACTCTCCGAAATAATCGCCAAATATAAACGCGGAGAACTACTTTCAACTGATGACTTCTATATAATCGCAAGAAAAATGTTTCCTATTTTAGGTCGATCCAATGAAATAAAATTGTCGATTGGTTTTCTGAATGCATGCGCAAAATTGCTGTTTGCATCAAAAGAAGAATTTAAGGAAAAGCAAGATGCTTTAATGTTATTACTTTTTGATGAAATTCGCAATATTCCATTTCATCCAATGAATTCAGAAAGAACTGCGAATAGAATTCTAGAAGAATTGAAATGTACAGGGGAAGTAAATGATGAGAATCGTGAAAAAATTTGTTCAGCAATTCATTTCTTGATGAAATTGTACACTAAACATAATAGTACACCTATGAATTCTTCACGTAGTATATGTATTCAAGATTTTGAATTATCATTATGCCCATTTCCAGATAACAATGAAATAATTAAGGTTTCTTTATTTGGAAATGGGCATAATGAGTATATTCGTAATATGCGTTCTTCTTCAATCATCCCTCGAAAATTTGAAGAATGTATGATTTGCACTTTTGTTGGGACGGTAGATGAAATGGAATATTATGTACAATTTGGATATTTTATTCTACTTATAGCAAATAGAGGAACTAATTGTACATGTTGGGAGAAGTTTGTGGAAGCTAATCGAGAACGTAAGATTTCCTCCCCTTGTTCTGTGGAAGGTTGTTATGATGGATCTCTTTGTAAATTTTGTAATGAATACAAAGATATGCAACTTATAGAGCCGATCGCTGTATTAAATGATTCATTCAAAAATGGTTCATTGAGTCAGGATGTATACAACGACCTCTTTAATGCATTTTGTCAGATTATTATTGATGGTTCTTCTGTTCCAATTATGCCATTCGTGATGAAATTATCTTTCTATGGAGTAGGGATGACCAATGAATTGTTAATTGAATTATTTCATTTAATTGAGAAATTTGAGATATTTTTTCGAAAAATGAATTGTCTTCCTAGACCAACTTTTTTATCTACTCCAAATTTGCGCGATTTTACAAAAGCCGATTATCAAGCATACATGGAGAAATTCAAACGTGGACAAGATCAATTTCAAACCGTTATTCCCGAATTAGGATTTTGTTATTGTAATGAAATTGCTAAATTGAACAGGATAAAGGCAAAAGTTGAAAAAGAACGTGAGCTTGAAGAAGTAGCTGCGCAAGCAGTAAAACATTTAAGAAATACAACAATTTCGTATAGTTGTCGTTGAGTTTTTAACAACTACCACAAAGAAAATTGAAATATTTTATAATTTATCATTACAACTAGATTAAAAAGAAAATGAAAACATCAGTTCATTGGCTATTTTGACAAAAATAAAATTGAAACATTTTTATTAGTTATTTTACACTTATAAAAGCAATAAAATGACAACACGTTCCGCACAAACAATTAACGGTATTCGTCTTCATAATATGCGCCCAGACGAACCGACATTACAGGTTCATACACCTCGATTCATAGTTTCATTTGGAATCGATACAACGCGCGTCTTTTATGAAATAAAAGACCCATCAATTCAAGGAGAACCTTTCAATATTATATTGATTATGATTTGCTATGAGCTATCTGAACATCAATTATGTCAGAATGTTGAAATCATATCATCATTCTTTTATTCAATTGTGTCTTATCTTCAAAGGCAAATTCCAAAGCTTCTTAAATACCATAAGCACATTGAGATGGTTCACAAGTTCTTTAATGAACCGAGTCTCATTCAATATATGGTGGTTCCAGTCAATCGCTTCAATCTCGAAGTTCATAAAAGTCGAGTCTGTTTTATCAGCAAATCATCTAAAACAGTCGCATGTTCTATTAGACAAAAGTTTGAAGAATATGGAGCCTTTTTGGGTGATTCTTGCTTACAAATAGCAACCGCGCTTTCAAAGATGAGCGTTCAAACGCAGGCGCAAGCCCAACAAAAACCAGAAAATGTTTGGACTCAAAGACAAATGAAGCGGTCTTCTGGAAAAGAAACGGCCACGCAAACGCAAACACAAACTCAAACTGTTTCAATTTCCACAAAAACAACTCAAACTGATGATTCATTTGAGAAAGTCCTGATTGAAAATGCTGGAATGAAGGAAGAAATTGAGCGATTACAAGAGCTATTGAAAGATAACTCTGACCTAAAACGGAAGATTTCCCAGTTAGAGAAGAGGCTCTCCAAATCAGATTCTAAGCCAGAAGAAATTCCTTTTACTCTTGAAGACCACGAACGGTTTATGAAAGAACATCGCGAGATTTTTGAGAAAGAGAAGGCTAAACTCCAAGGACAGATTACTCTTTTGAAGGAAATGAATAGGAAAGTCATTGAAAATGGCCGAACTGAATTAAAAGAGTTTAAAAACAGCAGTATGGAGTATTTTAGGAAAGAGATGATTAATATTTTGAGTGAATATCCAGTGACTCAGACTGAAATTGGACAAATATTGAGAATATCTAATCCGGATGATATGGTTGGGCCACTGAGTAGTTGGTCTATGAATGTTATTCTTAAAAAATACAATGAACAGATTGAAAAAGGAGAATGTCTTAGTCCATCCCACTTTTTTGAATTTTGGACTGAATGTATTCTTCCAAGAATCAATGAATCATCTCCACCAATTTTACAAACTTTGAAAAAGGAGTGGGAGCGCTTTCGAAAAATGTGTCGGAGTTCAAGTGGTGAAGAAGACTTTTCTATTCAAGTAAATCTGGTTTTTTCCCAATACATTCAGAATTACAAAAATGAGAAATATGATGGATATGTTATTCCATTTTTCAATATTTTGATTCATTCGTGTAAGAATCTTATTATTTTAGTTGGATTGGTTGATGTTCATTATGGTGAAAAGGAGACTCCTACTGTTGTTGATACAATTTATGATGAATTTGAGTGTGTTATGACTCTTCCGAATCCTCTTGTTGTTTTGAAAGAAATCGTTGAGCTTTCAAAACAAAAACTACGAGAAATTGAAGTTGGTCAAGAAAATCCTTTTCCGATGCCCCCAATATTTAATAAATTGGTTTATGGTGTTGAATTACCGAGACCATCTTTTTTTGAAATGTTGGTAGGTTCAGTATAAATAAGCTTATTGCGAGCTCGGTAAAATACCAATCAAAAAATATTATAATAATTATGTCAGAAATTTATGTAGTTAAGAGAAATGGAAAACGAGAGGAAGTCCATTTTGAAAAAGTTCAACGTCGTATAAAAAATAATAGCAGTGGGCTCAATGTGAGCTCTAATCTAATTGCGCAAAAGGTCTGTTCGCGCATTTATGATGGGGTTTCAACTGAGGAGTTGGATGAGCTAACCGCCGAAATTTGTACGAGTCATTTAACTGAGCATCCTGACTATGAAACACTCGCCACTCGTATTATTATAAGCAATAATCATAAAACGACCCCGACCACATTTTCAGAATCAGTCAAAATATTGTATTACAATGATTTAGTTAGTAAGTCATTATATGATGTTGTTATTGCGAATGAGGAATTGCTCAATTCATCAATAAAACACTACAATGATTATCTAATTGATTATTTCGGGTTCAAGACGCTACAAAAAAGTTATTTACAGCGAGTCCATCGGGTTATCGTAGAGCGTCCCCAGTATTTATTTATGCGCGTGAGTTTAGGCCTCCATATTAATAATGTAACGACCGCATTAAAGAGTTATCTTTATCTCAGTCATAAGAACTTTATTCATGCGACGCCGACCCTATTTCATAGTGGAACAAATAATCCGCAGTTATTGAGTTGCTTCTTACTAGGAACTGATGATAGTGTATCCGGAATTTACAAGAATATAAGTGATTGCGCTCAAATAAGTAAGTGGGCCGGAGGGTTGGGCGTTCATATGAACAATATTCGCGGAAAGAATGCTCGGATTCACAGCTCAAATGGTTATAGTAATGGAATTATACCAATGTTGCGTGTGTATAATGAGACGGCCAAATACATAAACCAGTGTTTTGCGCCTGAGACGAATATTCAAGTGTTTGATATGTATATGCCATCCGAAAAAAAGGATACTATTAAACCAATTAGTCATATCAATATTGGAGATTTAGTAATGACGATTGATTGTACTTATAAGCGAGTATTAAATGTTATAAAAAACACAGTTAAAAAGGAGATGTATTATATATCAAACTCACTCAAAAAGAAACTTGTTCGTGTAACAGGGGAGCATCAAGTTTATATAAAACGTGGGTTCGTAGATGGCTATTTTTCAGTGTCGGAACTAATGATTGGAGATTTAGTTTGTTATCCTGATGTTAACCGATATTTATGGTATCCAATTGACCATATTAAAAAATTTGAATATGAAGGCGATGTATATGATTTAACAGTTGAAGAAAATCACAGCTATGTCGTCGATGATTTAGGGCTCGTCCATAATTCAGGGAAGCGCAATGGGTCCATCGCCGTATATTTGGAACCGTACCATCCCGATATAATGGATTTCTTGGAGCTTCGCAAAAATAATGGGTCCGAAGATATGCGGACACGGGACCTGTTTTTAGCCCTAATGATACCGGATTTATTTATGAGGCGCGTCGAGGAAGCAAGTAAGAACCCAGACCGACTCGTCTTATGGTCCCTGTTTGACCCCAATGATAACAAGGAACTCATAGACCTATATGGGGATGCCTTCGATGCGAAATACACGGAATTAGAATCCAGTAAAAAGTTCGTCACGCAAGTTGAAATAAGCAAGATCTGGAAGAAGATTCTCAGTTCCCAGATTGAGACTGGGACTCCATATATACTCTTCAAGGACCAGATTAATAAGATGAGCAACCAGTTAAATGTCGGAACAATAAAGAGCAGTAATTTGTGTGCTGAGATAGTAGAATACAGCGACGCAAATGAATACGCGTGTTGTTGCTTGGCGAGTATATCACTCGGCGAATTAGTGGCGCGCCCCGCCTTCGACCAAGCGATTACGATTTATTCAAAGACTGACTGCGAATATTGTGTTCGAGCCGTCCAATTATTCGAGAAGATGGGGCTTAAATACCAGAAGGTCGTATTAGACAATAATAAGGAGCGATATGCGATGTATGCGGATCTCGAAGATAAATATAATCGCGTCTGTAATACGGTCCCACAAATACTACTGGGAGACACCTATATAGGGGGGTATACAGATTTTGTGGAATACGCAAAGCCACGTGTCGATTATAAGCGCTTCGAGCAAATTTGCGACATATTGGTCCGGAACTTGAACCGCGTCATCGATATCAACTACTATCCAGTCCCTGAAACGGAGCGCTCCAATTTTAAGATGCGCCCACTTGGTATTGGGGTCCAAGGGTTCACTCAGATGCTTTTAAAAATGGGGTATTCATTTGAGAGCAATGAGGCTAAACAATTAAACAAAGAGGTATTCGAGGCGATGCAGTATTATTGCTTGAAGGCGTCTTGCGCAGTCGCACAGGAGCGAAAGACCATTATGGAAACCTTGGAATTTCAGGAATACGCAAAAGGCGCGACGGAACCGCGGTTTGAATACAACGGGGATTATTTTACAATCGCAGAAGTCGCATCCGGTCTTGGAGCATATGAGCGTTTCAGGGGGAGCCCGCTATCGGAGGGGATTTTCCAGCACGAAAAATACGGAGTTCCAGCGGAAAAACTCTTTTTAGGGAAAGAGAAGTGGGATGCACTCAAAGCGGATATTATGAAATATGGGGTCCGAAATAGCCTCTTAGTCGCTCTCATGCCCACTGCTTCCACGAGCCAAATATTGGGAAATACAGAGTGTTTTGAGCCAATAACGAGCAACATATACACTCGCCGGACATTAGCGGGCGATTTTGTGGTTCTGAACCGCAATCTGGTCGATGATTTGCTTGAAATTGGGCTTTGGTCGAAAGAAATGAAGGATAAGATAATCGCGGAGAATGGCAGTATCGCCAATATCGGAGGAATCCCTGCGCGGATGAAGGAAATGTATAAAACGGTCTGGGAAATTAAGCAGAAAACGATTATTGATCTTTGCGCGGACCGCGCCCCTTTTATTTGCCAGACGCAGTCGATGAACCTCTTTTTTGAGGAGCCCAAGATTGGAACACTCGGAAGCGCCCTGATATACGGATGGAAGCGTGGTCTTAAAACGGGGTCGTATTATGTGAGGAGTCGCCCCAAGATTCAGGCCCAACAATTCACGATTGACCCCAAGATGAAAGAGAAAGTGTTTGAAGAAGAGGTGGCGCCACATGTATGTGAATCATGTAGTGGATAAATAAAATATCAAATATCAAATATCAAAAAATATTTATATTTATAAAATATATAATATTATGCTTTTACAAGAAGATTATGACCACGTCATTGGAAGCAGTGTCAGGACCATTTTAGAAAATAAAATACTTCATTTAATGTTTGATCATAAATATGAATCATCAATGAACAAAAACGATCCAACAGAAGTTATATACAAATATAATGATGTAATCCAGAAAAAATGTAATTGCGCTTTATCCAAATTGCGTCCAAACCGGATATTACTTGCGGGAATTGGAGGAGGAACAGTTCTTACTGGATTCAATCCAAAAACGCCGACAATAATTGATTGCGTTGATATATCTCCGGTTGTAATTGACCACTTCAAAAAATACTTTTTTCCATCAATCAAGAAACATATGAATACAAATATCAAAATAAAAATCCACTGCGTAAGTCTCCAAGATTTCATAGCAAAAAATAAACAAAAGTATGACTCAATCATTATTGATTGCTTCAAAAGTGGAGGATTCGATAAATCATTACACGGGATATTGAATAAATTGCAGAGTCATATTTTTACAAGTGGGAATATTATTATAAATATTCATTCAAGTCGGACCGGTCCTTATTCAAAGCCATATAATGAACTCAAACAGAATATAAGTAAGCAGATATTTACCACGCACGGACACTTATCAAATACATCGAACGCGTCCGATTTTGGAAATTTAATTGTTGAGTTAAAACATAAGAAATGAAGCACCGTATTCTTCTTTTTGATATTGATGGAACTATCGCGGAATCGAGCAAGTCAGTCGGGCCCGAAATGAAGACTGCCATCCGGAAGAAAGTGGCCGAAGGCTGGGACGTCGGAATCGTCGGAGGAGGAAAACTGGACAAAGCGCTTTCCCAGTTGGGAGATTTAGAAATGAACCATTATTTTACGGAATGTGGATGCGTCTATCATCTCGGACCGGAACTCGAACTCATACATTTCAAAAACATTCGCGAACACGCCCTTTATACTAAGATAAATGTCCTCATCAAAAAAGCACTCTATTATTTGTCGCAAGTAGATTACACTTTGACTGGAAACTTTGTGGATTTACGAAGTGGAATAATATATATTTCACTAATTGGTATGACGGCGACGCATGAGGAGAGAGCAGTCTTCATTGAACTCGACCGCCAGCATAATTATCGTAAGGAATTGATTGCAACTCTTAAAGAGACCGCACAGGAAATTGGAATTTTGGACGATGTAGTTATCTCGGAAGGAGGAATGGTTGGAATTGGGTTGTATCCGAAAGAGTTCGATAAGGTCCAAGTGGTGGATTGTATTCAGGGCTCCTATGATGAAATACATTACTTCGGTGATAAATATGAAACAGATGGTAATGATTATCATCTCTTACATCACGAGTTGGTAATTGGTCATAAAGTGGATTCCATTGAAGATACACTTCGAGAGTTGGAAAAATTATAATTTTTATTTGAATCTTCTATTTTTCATATTTGAAATACATTTATACTAACTACTATAAAAGACATAGATTCATACTTTATATAACACAGTCTGATTCTGGGTCTTTTTTGGGGTTTAAGCCCTTTTACTGATTCGAAGAATCAGAAAAAGGGTAGTTAACAGTTGATTAAAACCGTATAAAAGTGTATAATGCTATTTTTTACTATTTTTAATGGTTTATTTATTTTATAAGATCTCATTCCATAAAGTCTTGAACTAAATACTGTTATTATTTCAATTAGATCTTCTGTTAATTCTTTTTCTGGACTTTTATCTTCATCTTTTTCAATTATTATTTTTGTATTTGAATATTCTTTTAAAATATACTCTATCAAATCATATCCAATTCTACATAATCTATCTTTATATGATACTACCAGTTCTTC